CCCAACGGAGGTACACGGTGCAAAATAAGATAATCGAGATGCTTAAGGAGCACCCACGCACATACTCGGAACTCCCGTCAGCAGTGAGCACATCGATGAGCTTATCCCACCGTATAATGGTTCACTCGATCAAGGTTGCAGGTGCGGGGAGCTTCCGCACTGTGTATTACATACGAGGCGACAAAGCCAGAGCGGTTGCATTATTTGTAGAGGTGAATAAATTGGAATTAGAGCGGCTTCGATGGGGCAGTTATAACGTTATTGACAGTGGACTATCGCGAGACACAGCGAAAGCAATCCGAGAGGCAATGACTCATGAATGCTAAGAATTACGTGTATACTTGCTGCCCTGTGTGCTGCACTGAGCACAGGATACATAAGATGCGGGCGGCATGCTATATGATTCGATGCACGAACTGCAAAGAATATTTCGCAGTCAGTAACCAGACGACAAAAGAGACGGCATTCATGAAAGCGTTCGCACCACGGAGGGAAAGATTATGAAACCAAACGTGGTCTTGGATATAGTAGCAGTAGTAATAGTAGTAGCAGTAGTAATGATGTCAATGGTTATCTTATTCCTACCTAACGAGGTTGATGCCCCATCTGCTATCGATTCACCGGTTGCCAATATCATACAGCCGCATACAACACCAACTTATATCCCAACAATAATAGCCACACAAGCACCGATACCAAAGCCCGATGTGCCGTATCATGCATTGGGAAACCGAAAGATGTGTGGGACTTGTCACCAATATCCCTCGTTTGATAGAAATAACGATCCTTACATGTCTGAAGGGGCAATTTTCAAACATGCCGGTACAATCACACCAATACCGGCACAGACTGCCTTTGGTATGAGTCGTAACGTTCGTTCGACATATAACATGATGCCGATACCAGAGGAATACTATTCGCAAGGTTGTATGCTTCCGACAGACATGTCGATGCAGGAATATCTTGCAGATAGTAGATGGACAGATGATTACCAGTATGAAGCAAACGCGTGGGATTGCTCACAGATGGCAGCATATATGGAATGGATGCTCGAAAACTGTGGATACCATGTTGTTATTAGATTGGCAGATGTAGAAGGCAAAGAGAACGGGCACGCATGGATTCTTGTAGAATTTGAGCAGGGAATGCTTGCTTATGAATGTACTGGGCGGTACTGGGTATATCCAAGCAAAGAGATTGGGAGATCGTATAATTCAGACTCATATAATCCCAGTATGTATTATGCAGGGATTGAATACGAAAGCATTTATAATATTCGGGATGACTACAAGGGCTATATCGACGGTGAGGAAGCATTCCTGGAAGAGTTCGGATGGTGGATAATATGAAGCAACAAATCAGAGTAACAAAGACGCAGAACGAATACCTAAAGGAACTCATAGACGGTCCGAAGACAACACGGGATATAGTCCTTTCACGAGAAATAAGCATGAAATCAGCAAGCAAGGTTCTCAAGAAGCTCCGGGATGCCGGGCTGATAACATCCACCAGAGTCAAGGGCACGCCGGGCAACGTTAACATTCACGAGTTGACTGCCTCATACGCGGATCTTAACATCATTGTCAAAAACAACCATCGTAACGGTGGAGTTCCCGTTTCGGAAGAAGAGCTACAGTATGCTGCAATCCTCCGGAAAGAAGGATTAATAGGACAGCGGCTTATCGATAAGTACCACACAAGATTTCCGGATAGGTTGCCATTAACTATCCTAAATTATGTGGTACCGAAGGCACGGGCGCAAGGGTTGTTCTGATGACATACCAAAAGCACATTGAAACCGCATTGCTTGGCGCAATAGCCCTTTTGCTTGGGTGGACAGTCGGCACGCTTCTGCACGAAGGCTGCCACCTTCTCGCAGCCGGAGCGTTCAACATCCCTGCAACTCTCGGACAATGCACCCTATCGACTGGGTCAGTGGTTCTATATGGCTCGCTGACAGCCCCACAGACCGCCATCATTGCAATGGCGGGAAGTGTGGGGCTGGTGATCGCCGGTGTCGTCATGGTGCGGCTATCAAGCAATCCTGCCATACGTATGGTGGGGGTTGTATTTCTGTGCAGGGCATGGGTGGATGTGCTCCCGATTGGCGGAATGGATGGTGCATTCATCGCTGGCAGTGCAGGATATTTTGTTGCATGGAGCATTGTTATCATCGAAATAATGATCTGTGGGGGGGTGGTATTTGGAGCAATGAACCCAAAACACGTACATGATCAGGCGTGCGAGAACGCAGGCATCCCGAAGGTTTGAGGGCAACTTTAATAACCATCCTCAGATATAACATTTGGTTAAGGTATGAAAGAACAGCAACGACACCGCGACGCATACGGTTATTACCGCGATATGGGTGCTACCGAAGGTAAGCGAAGTTTAGCGAAGGTAGCAAAAAAGTTTAGCGTTTCGGAAACGTCGATTAACAAGTGGAATGCCGCATTTGACTGGCAGGAAAAGGTTATGCTGCACGATCAGGAGATACAGAAGGGCGTTCAAGAGAAGATGATGCCGGAGTGGATTGACGCTAAGGCATACCTCCTGAAAGTTGCGTTGGAGCAGGTTAAGAGGGGGCGCAACGAGGGAGTGGTGCCAACATCGACACGAGACATGATGGCAGCGAGTAAGGAGGCGCGGTCGATCATGGGTGAGACGGATAAGGTTGAGGTCACAGGATCACTCAAGCATGATGTCACCGCGGACCCGGATGTGATGAAGGCAGCGAACGAACTGGCACGGAAACTATCGAGGAAAGCATGACAAAAGAATATATACAAGATCATGGTCGGGTGCGGTTATGTGCCAGCAACATCGCGAAAATGAATCTTCCTGAGTCGATGTATTATCATCGATTTAGGATGTGGGAAAACATAGTTGATGCAATCAACGATTTAAAAGAGCATTGGTATATTATTATAAACTTGCTCATCCTTGTTATTTTACCGATTGTATATCCTATAATGGCATGGTGGGAGATTCAAAAAGCGCGAAAAGAGATGAAATAATTCACGAACAAGTAACTCCTGCCCTATTTGCGATCACTGCCAGCCGGGGCAGGTGGGTGGCAGCGCCTCATCTTTTGATGCTCTCGGATAAGCTCACGCAGATCACAGCCGGGAAACTTAAGCGGCTTATGGTATTCATGCCGCCACGTCATGGGAAATCGGAGATGATCAGCAAGTATTTTCCAGCATGGTATCTCGGACACCATCCGGATCATAGGATTATCCTGTCCAGCTATGAGGCGGACTTCGCAGCGTCATGGGGATGGAGGGCGCGCAACGTCCTTGAAGAGTGTGGGGGTGATATTTTTGGTATCTCGGTGGCTTCGGATTCGGCCGCACGCAACAGATGGGATATTGACAAACATGAGGGCGGCATGAATACCGCGGGGGCGGGAGGACCTATCACTGGAAAGGGGGCGCACTTACTCATAATCGACGATCCGATTAAGAACTCGGAAGAGGCGCATAGTGATGTTAAACGTGAAAAACTGTGGGAATGGTACCAATCAACTGCGTATACACGACTTGAACCTGGGGGGACTATTATCCTTATCCAGACTCGTTGGCATCAGGATGATCTCGGGGGGAGGTTATTGAGCGAGATGAAACGAGGAGGGGAACAGTGGGACGTTCTGAACTTTCCGGCAATCGCCGAGGCTGATGACCTGCTCGGGCGCAAGGTTGGTGATCCTCTGTGGCACGATCGATATAATACCAAATCACTTGAGAACATACGAGAAACGGTTGGTCAATATTACTGGTATGCGATGTATCAGCAATCCCCCTACTCCAAGACCGGCGGTCTCTTCGAGCGCGCATGGTTTGAAATCGTAGACACCATACCGCGGGGGCGGCAGGTTAGGTTCTGGGACCTGGCAGCGACCGAAGCGAAGAAGGGCAGCGATCCGGATTGGACAGTTGGCGTTCTGATGCGTGAGGCAGGCGGCACGTATTATATTCGAGATGTGATCCGTGTCAGGAAGAAGCCGGGGGATGTGGAGGCACTCATCCGGCAGACAGCACAGATAGATGGCATCGAGACCCAGATATACATGGAGCAGGAGCCAGGATCATCTGGGAAAGGGGTGATTGCTACTTACGCCAAACTGCTCGCAGGATATGCGTTCTATGGGATCCCAAGCAGCGGCTCTAAGGCGGTCCGGGCGCAGCCGCTTAGTGCGGCAGCCTCCCGGAGAGATGTAAAGGTCGTTAATGGGGTCTGGCTGAATGAGTTCCTCTCGGAGCTCGAACTATTCCCGAATAGTGTACATGACGATCAAGTTGATGCTGCAAGCGGGTGTTATGCACAACTGGCAGAGTTTGCGATGATCGACTCCCCCCTGCCTGTGCCGAGTGGGGGTGGCAGTCGCTTCTCGCCGAGGTAGTATGCGCGTGAGTGAGTACCTTTATATACCATTACGTACCATACATGTATTGTACCGTATTGGTACAAGGACGTGAACACGATGCAATACAATCCCAAAGCAATTATGGCGATGATCGCAAGCGCACTTAACCCGCACAACCCAGAAGAGAGCAGGGAGCATATATCATTTCACAGCGACCTCACAGAACTCGATAGGATACCGGACCGGGATGCCTTACTCTTCTACATGGCGGACGGCAGGATATTCCAGATCGACGTTGCGGAGGTGGTTTGAATGAACATCTGGAAATGGATAACGCCCCGTTATAAATATCGTGAAGCCGCATTCCAAAAGATCAAGACAGAACTCGAAAAAGAAGAGATCGAGAACGCAGCAATGAAACGCAGACATGAGGAGGTAGTGTCTGGGAGTTTCGTGTATTATGTTATTGAAAATGACACAAACATCCGGCACAGCAAAGACGGATCGCCAATCATGTACTCATATATGGATGCGGCTGATTACGACTGCGACTGGCTACACGAACGAGTGATCAGTGTTGCCGAATATAACCGGATGTTCGGAGGACTACAATGAAGATATACGAACTACACAACGCAGGCACGACGTTTGTGCAGAAGCAGTTCCGGGTCAATGTGTACCAGGCGTGCAAGGCGTTAGGCATAGAAGAGGGCGATGCGGTAGAAGTCTGGATCAAGCCAGTCAGAAGGGAGGGGGATCACAAATGACACCCCAAGCACATACGACGATCTCATTAGCCCCCGAAGAGGTTGGGATGGCCCGGGCATGTTTTGAGGTGTTTCTGAAGGGTGTGCCAACAGACCTGATGCAGCCCATCCGGGAACTCTCGAGGAGGTTCGATAATTTGAGGTACGTGAAAGAACCAAAACTAAAACTTTATGTATGGACTGGCTTCTGTCCCAACGTTGGCGGGGGGCTGGCGGTTGCAGTAGCAGAGACGGTTGATGAGGCGAAGCTGCTGGTGCAGGCAGCACATAGACCGCTGTGTGTGTGGGACTGGGGCACTCTGGAGATACACGACATCGAGCCATGCGCGTACTGTGTTGAGGGGGCATGAGAAATGCCACAATCAAAAGAGCACATATTAGAGATACTTAATGAAAAAGAACAAGATGTGAATGAGGCTATACAAGAGATTGAGGGCAACATTGCAACCCTCAAACAGCGAGAACAATACCTCAAAGGAAGAGTATATGAGGTTCAGTATATCCGTGATATGCTCATGGAGCTTGAATCGTGAGGAACGCAAACACTTAATAACCCCCACGACAATCCATATTTGCCATTGGTTTAACCTCCTTTGGTTTTCCAGAATCTCCACCACTATGCCCTCTGGCGCGGATGGTTTTTGGTTACCATCGTTTCAATCGTGCCATATAGTGTTTGACGCGGGCTTTGTTCACCCGCGTCACTCTCCTTGCCTTCAACGCTTCTGAAACCGGAAGTTATCAAGCATGTACTCATATCGCTTCTTTTCTGCTTCGAGCGCATGTGTGGTGGCAGAGAGCTCCATATCGGATAGTCGATTCCATTCTATGACCTGCCGGGCTTCCTGGGCTTTTGCAGTCTCGATCAGCCGTTTATCCCGTGCGATGTACTTATGATATGATACGATGTTTGCGGGATCGGCTTTCATGCGCTTCTGATAATACAGGATGTCCTTGTCCATCTTTGATATGCCTTTCCGGGTTGCGAGAACGTCTTTCCATGCTGAATCAATGATCTTCTTTCGCTTCAATGTCTCGCGCACAAGCTTACCTTCGGTCTGCGCGATCAATGCTTTGACTGCCCGGAGGATGTCTCGCTCCTCGAACTTATCGAGCATCAGGGACTTGCCAAACCGATCAACGATCATGGATTTGTCCGGTTCAAGCTTACGGTACCGAAGCATGCCTTTCAGGCGCTCGAGCGGGATTATGTCCGGAACCGTCTTATGTGCGCGCTCTTCTTTGATTGCAAGCGAAAGCCCTTTGTCGATTATTTTGGTGTCGCCTTTCGGGAAATACGACCGCTGATAGGTGGCAGATGCTCTTGTATGTGGCATGGGTGACCCCCAGGATTTCTGAAACGTATCCGCCGTTTTCTTTGAGCTCGTTACTAACTCCTCTCCATATTCTTCGGCAAAGTCCCGAGCTGGTGGGATGCCCCCAAAATATGGGAGGAGATCAGAACGGCATGAATAATGGAGAGATGGAACTTTGATGTCAGGATCACTTAGTGCCCATATTGTGCCATCATACATCCTGCAAATATCTGTGGTGCGCTCATCCTTGTGAGCGCTAAACTGCGTGCCGTCGACGACCCCACTATCTTCATATCTGTCAAGACGTGCCCGGTTGTATATGTCGGTGGCTGCTGTGCGTGCGAATCGGGTGGAGGATACGCGGTTATTGTCAAAATATCGATTGAGTCGTTTTGACAGTTCCGGGATGGTTTGCCCTTTCTCGAATCCATCGCGCATGGTCGCCTGAATTTCATTCTTGTGATTGCCGAGCGATCCCCGCACGCCATAGATGACCGCTTTCGTTGCTTTTGCTATCCTGGGATCTTCTCTTGGTACCGGTGCGGCAGCCGTGAGTAGGGTACCGCGTGGTGCATGGAGACGGATGAGATTTCCTGCGGATGTGTATCCTTCGGAATAGACAGATACAATTTGAGCGTAGAGTGGGTCATAGAGGCTGTCAGTGAGGCGATCTTGTGCATGGCGTATAGATGTTGGAATATCCCGAGGATCAGCGATACGTAGGCTCTGACGCAATCCGGCACGTATCACAGAAGCCATCCGGAACTCAAGAGACTTGATGGGGATCATTAGATTTGGTTTTGTGTGGTATGATACATATCGCTTTTTACTGCACATACTGTGACACCTGATAAGATTATCTAATATTGTAATCGATAGCAGGAGCGATACTGTCGTTCTTTCACGGTTTCTTTCACGGGCGAAAACGCTATCTGGAGGCGGTGGCGTGAAAGGTGAAACTGGTGAAACCTCTCACGGGACTAACCAAGAGTATGTAATAGTTCCAACAGTGTTCGTGTTACTTGGTGAAACTGGTGATACTATCCTTAATAATAATAGTATATGCCTATATAGAGAGGAACCTTTCACCCTTCACAATATGCCCTACCGATAGCGTTTTTTTGAGTGAATGAAACCGTGAATCTTTTACGTATGTCCTACTGATAGCGTTTTACATTCACGCTTACTTTCACCAAAGCATAATGGATTGTTAGGCACACCTACCAACAGTAAAGTATATATGCTATCAGTGATAACTATTATAGCATGGCACAAGACATATCCATACGAAAATCGTATCTGCTTCGAGTGGACGCCGAGCTGTGGGATAAATTTCTTGAAACAGTTCCTCGAGATAGATATGCTTCGATAAATGTAGCACTGAATGAGATGATACGTGAACGAGTAGAAACCACAGTTGGAGATGATTATGCAAGCAACGATTCGATTTAATGTACTCAACTATACTGAATTTAGAAAACTTGTGAAAGAACTCGAGACCGACCCACTCTGCGCTCACAACTTGCAATACCGAAAGCGTATTGAAACAGAAGCCGAAGGGATCGGATACGAAGTTCCTGAGGAGTTCTGGATAAGTAGTGCCCTCGATCTTGGGATAATTGAACTACGAAAGGATAGCGATACGTTCCTTCAAAAACCAGTGATTGGACCCTACGAGCCATTTTTAAATGACGATGGGCTCGGATGGGTGCGTGCACAAAAAGGCGTACTCGAGTATGGTTTGATGGGGATGTACGAATGTTCTGCATGTGGGCTCGTGCAAGATCGTGTATATGGCATCACAAAAGGCAAATCCGTTAAACCACATATATGCTCAAATCCTAGCTGTGGGCGTAAAGACAGCTTCCGGCTAACGTCGCCCCCACATTTGCAACGCCCTATATGGCTTGTCTCAGATAAGCCCAAGGAATGCACTGATATAGATCTTTTTGAACAGCTTCTGGAATTTTACAAGCAGCATTTAGTTTTAAAAGAACATGAATATAATATCCTTGCATTGTGGGTTATGGCTTCTTGGCTTGTGGATGACTTCCGTACTTGCCCCTATCTTGCCCTCATCGCTCCAAAGTCGAGCGGAAAGACTCAAGTACTCGAAGCTATCCGGCAGACGGCATATCGCGCTTATGCCACGTCCTCAGTCACCCCGGCTGCACTGTTCCGAAGTATAGAATTATGGCATCTCACACTTTGTATCGATGAGGCGCAGGATCTTATCAATAGCAACACCGAAACAGGACAAGCGATCTATGCGTGCCTATTGGCCGGATACAAACGTGGGATCTCTGCATTACGAGCTGGCGATAAATCAACTGGGTTTATGCCAGAATCATTTGATCTTTTTGGGTTTAAAGCGTTTTCAGGCACTAAGTTAGTCCTCGATACGCTTGAAAGCCGATCGATCACGTTTGATATGCAGAAAGCTAAGCCTAAAAAAATAATGATGGATGAGGATAAGGCTATGGAATTGCGTTCAATGCTTTTGTGGTATCGGTTCACGCATCTTCGAAAACTGAAATTACAAATACCGCACGCTTGCGAATCCGGACGGCTTATTGAGCTGTTTACCCCGCTTTACACGGTTGAAAATAAACTTGATTGCAAGGAATCTCTTGATTTTACCATTGAAAAAATGCTTAATCGAGATACTGAAGACGAAAAGAACACGCTTGAAGCAGAGATCATGACTGCGATTGAAGCCATCATGCAAACCCCTATGACTGGGACGTTTACGGAGCGATCCATGATTATGGTAGAAGATATAATATATGAGCTGGCATGGGATCGCACGCGCAAGAGCAGTACCATCATTGGGAAAAAACTTAAAGTGATGGGGATCTCTTCAAAGCACACCCGCCATGGTAATGGGATAGATATTAGCCAGCCTGCTGTGGTGGATGCTGTTAATAAGCTTATTAAGCGGTATGTGTCATAACCCAAATCTTAAATACCTCCATGACCGACCCCATAACTAACAAAGATGGTATCATGAGGCGCACATATATGGTAAGATGGCATGCAGTCGGCGTACCTGGCTTTGGATCGCCGGAGGCAGCCCAGCGTTTCATAGACCACGTCGGCAGCATTACCGCGCCTGATCTAAAATATCACATCGAGATGGAGCTATACAATGGCATGTGACGACACAACCCCCTGGACCATAACCAATCACCCTTTCACAATAAATCGGCTGCGTGTGGTGGCGGGAGGCAGCGCCAACCAGACTACCGGGAAATGGACGAAAGAGACCACAAGCAGTATTGAGATATGCGGATCTATCGGGCGCGCAGGACAGTCAAAAGATGCCCTGAACATTGAGCTGCTAACCTTTCTCGCCGGCGGACAGTTCAAAACAGGGGATCAATACTTTATCTGCCATTCCGACTGTGACATATCTCTCAATGACATTATCGAGGTGTACGAAGATGTTGCAGGATCCTTGAAGACGTACTGGCGGGTGATTGCAAAGCTTAAAACGCTGACGACATTCAAGACCCTGCGCGGATATGGTATGGATTACTGGCTTGTGCGGATGGAGAAACGCCAATGACAAAAGAAACCCGCGTTAAAGTCTCGAAAAACAACTTTGTGAAGATCGCAGAAACCCTCAACCCAAAACAGATGAGAGGTCTTAAGGAATCGATCGGACTTAGATTGGAGCGGGCATTCCTGCAGCGCATCAAGGACGGTGATTCGATGTGGGCTCCGTTATCCCTTGGATGGGCTGCAAAGAAGGGGCATGGCAATCCCTGGTACCACACAGGGCATCTGGAGAACACAATCGAGTATGATATTGAGGGCGACGAAGTACACGCAGGCATCCTCAAACACGAGGCATACCCAGAAACCGGATCAACTGTGGCAGTCGTCGCCGCGTCCTTGGAGTACGGCACCCGAAATATCCCAGCTCGCCCACTGTTCCGACCCGTCTTTGAGGAACAGGTCCATGACATCGTGAAGGACGCAGCAAAAGATATAAAGAAGCGGATCGAGAAAGGAGCCTTATAATGCTTACACAGTCACAACGAAACGCCGTATTCATGAATATCGAGACCGCATACACCATCGATGGACATGCCTATACGGCGTTCAAGACGTGGAAAGATTACTGGAAAGGTGAGATCGACACTCCGGTCATTGTTTTGTATTTCAAGCTGCAGTCTCACATCATGACGGAGGCGATAGGGCGACGGGCAGAGTGGGACATTGATCTCCTGGCAGTAGACGTTTTTGCACAGCATGATACTGCGAATGGGCTACACGGAACCGACATCGCAGAAGCTATCACCCAAAAGCTTGAAATGTGGTTCAAGACGTCCGCAGCAGCGTTGTTACACTCGGAGGGAATGTCTGTAGGATCCACCACCCCAGTGCAGAACCTGTCCTTTTTGGAGGACGAGGTGTATCGTCGTTATTTTGAAGTGAACATAATCTACAAGCTGTTTTGACAGATAAGTTTATAAGCATCAACGTTAACATTAACGTATCATGAAACGAATTAACGTGATGGTCAGCGACGCGGCGAAAAACGTTCTGCTTGATTATAAGGACTCTCATGCACATTCGACATTGGACGATACTCTTGATGAGTTATTAATCATGTTTGGAGAGGATTATACATGGTAGAAATTGAAGTGTTGCAAGCGGGTGCAGAAGCGTTCGCAAGGAATTGGAAAGATCAATGTATTGCGTGCCGAGAATCGCTCAAGGCATTGGATGCCGCATTTGCACGTGTTTTAGAGGAGGCAGATCCCGATCAAAATACTGCAACAATAAAGATAACCGGTCGGGCAGTCGTTATTGTAGCGAAAGGACTTGAAAAGAGCGTGACAGTATGACGAAAGGAATCCGATATGCGGCGCCGCTGGATCTGCTTGCACTATCCTTGATCGGTGCCGGGTGCTGCGGGTATTTAATATGTACCAGTCCGGCGATGTGGGTACAGGTGATCTCATTGATTGCCTTTGCGGCATGGCTCGTAATAATCAGTTCAAGCATATATGCGATCCAGAAAGGACGGAGGCTACCATGACCGGAAAAAGCAGAACTGTTGCCGTGTTGCTCGCTCTGTTTTTGGGTGGCATGGGTGCGCACAAGTTTTATCTCGGAAAGGTTGGCGCCGGTCTGTTATATCTCCTGTTCTGCTGGACATTCATTCCGGCAATCGTAGCGTTCATAGAAGGGATTCGGTGGCTGTGCATGAGCAACGAAAGCTTTGCAACAAGGTACTCCTGAGGACTAGAGTGTGCGTGTGGTCCGGTTTGATCTATATGGTCATATCCGGCTCACATCTATTTTTTTTGGCTGTTGCTGTGCTTTCAATGCTGCGATTGCTCTCCGGATGATCGAGTCGTAAGGTTCACAAGGTTTCCCTTCCGCATCCTGAACCAGACTCAACTCTTGCAGTGATGCTTTTGTGGAACATGCGATCCGAATGGGGCACCCATTTGCCATAGCTGTAGTATCTTCGCATACATGTAAATACCTTTGTATGCATCATTGCATACATATTATTACACCCTTATTTATACCTCGACGATAAAACGACGTGTAAGTTAAAATTGGAGGTAAATAAGCATGACCGCAACACATTTCCTCGGAAGCGACGGAGAGATCAAGATCGCGGGAAATATAAAGTCCCAGATCACCGATTTCTCAGTTGATATATCCGTAGATACAATTGCATCGGCGCGAGTTGGGCAGAAATCGGATAAGCAGTATGCTGGGAAGGTTGGCATAACTGGCACAATTAATGAAGTGCTGATCACGGCAGAGCTCCTATCCTTTGTGGTAGGTGATAGCAATACCTTGACTACCAGCAGTGCAGCCACTCTTCTTGCAGCGACAGAACTTCTTGCAGCAACTGGCAGACAGGAGATAACTATAACCCCGGATCCCGCAAACCCTACCAGTGTGAAGGTAACGCTGACGGTGGGCGACACGGACAACACCACTGCGGGTAGTATCGTTATTCATGGAACTGACGCAACCGACAATTATGTTGCCGAAGTTATCGACTTTGCCGCAATGACTGTTGGGGATCCTGCACAAATAAAGTATGGGACGCAGCAGTTCAAAACTACCACCTTTGTGGACGCGGAAGCAGCTCTCGCGGCAGGAGCGACTGGACATTGTACCGAGATCAAGATTGAGGGGATCACTGGCACGAAGACTATGACCCCTGGCAACGCTACGCTATTCACAATCATTGGAAAGGTCGAGGATTCGGACAGCAACTATGCGCAGATCACGCTCAACAACTGCTTCTTCACGTCGGGAAACTTCCCAATCGGAGACGCAAACACGCTTGTGGCATGTGATCTCCCCTTCATCTGCCAAGATCCGGATAGCGACATGAGCCTTGTGTGGACATCAACATGAGCCCAGCAGCAAAAGCGAAGAGTAATGGGGAGCTTTCACTCCCCTCTTTCCGCGATGGGGCACATTTCAAGGTACGTCCGCTCAATTTTGGTGGGTTCAAAGTCGTTGGTCGCGCAGAAGCGGCAGCTCTTCCCCCTGTGGACGTAATGTCAGTGATGATCATCGAAACACTCAAACGAGACTTCTCAGACGTGACCGAAAAAGAAGTTGACGAGATGGAAATGGACGATACAATGAAGCTCACCGACATGGTCACAAAGGCGAACGAGGGGCTGAAAGACGCCCCCGACCAGCACGGACAGCTTGCAGCAGCCTTAGCGTACCACTATCATTATCGTCTTGACTACATCGACACACTCGATCTCGATGAGGTCAAGATGCTAATCGATTACGTAATGCCAAAAACGCAAAAAACGGCGAAAGGATCCCCGATGCGAGACGCAAAAAATGATCGATTAACCAGAGCACTTTCGAAGATGCAAAAAGCGCGTGATGAAGGTCACACATGACAGAAGCAGCCCGTCTTGAAGTCGTAGTTGGGTTTTCCGACAAAGCTACTGCTGGACTTAAGAGTGTCGGCGGGCAGTTCGACAAGACATCGAAAAGCATTACTGGGAAAGTATCATCTCTTGGAAAAAGTGTTGCCGGACTTGCTAAGAAATTCACGTTGCTTGCAGGAGTAGCTGGCATCGCTGCTGTGGGGCTCGCTGCGAAAACTGCTATCAGTACGTTCTCAGACTTTGAGAAGGCTATAGCGAACGCCGCATCGGTCACTGGCGCAACCGGCGAGGCTTTTGAGGCGACAAAAAAGCATATCGAAGCGGTGAGTCGAGTTCTCGGTGAGTCCACTGTTTTCAGTGCATCTCAAGCAGCCAACGCGTTCTATGATCTGTCCTCTGCTGGTTACGATGTCGCCAATATGACCAAAGAGGATCTAAAGCCGATACTGGATCTTGCGGCAGCAACCCAAACAGGTCTCACAAAGACGACCGAGGTTGTCACCTCCACGCTGGGGCAATTCGGACTCGGAATGGAGAGCAGCGGGAGAATTGCCGACGTTTTCGCAAAGACGATAGGATCGAGTAAGGCAACCGTAGAGTCATTGGAGCTCTCGCTTAAGTACGTCGGACCGGTAGCCAACTCGATGGGGATGGAGATTGAAGATGTCAATGCTATTCTCGGAAACTTGTATAATGCTGGTTTTAAGGGCGAGCAGGCGGGGACGGCACTGCGGGGGGCTTTCTCACGACTGCTTAACCCGACTACGGCTATGGTTGAGCAACTGGATGCGATGGGGCTCACGTTGGAGGACATCGACCCCACCACGCGGGATTTCTCAGACATCCTTGACACCCTGAAAGATGCCGGAATAGACACCGCCGGAGCAATGAAGCTTTTTGGGATCGAGGCTGCCCCTGCCATGCTTGCGCTGACCGACAATACCGACGGTATCAGAGAACTCGGCGCAGCATTGGAGGAAGCTGGCGGGACCGCCGAGACCATGGCAACGCAGCAACTCGACACGCTCTCTGGCTCGGTCGCTCTGCTTAAGTCTGCGCTTGAAGGGATAGCTATCACGATTGGAACGGCGCTGGCTCCGTACGTCCGGAAGTTTGCGGAGTGGATGACAGCGATGGTTCCGGTGGTCATGAAACTTGGGGGGGCACTTAAAGAGAAACTCATGCCGTCCTTCCTTAAGTTGCGGGATTTATTGGCAGATGTCATTCCACGCGTCAAGGATCTGGCGAAGCATTTTGTTGAAAAACTGCAACCAGCGTTCAAGTCCGTGAAAAAGATTGTGGACTCATTGGGAACGATATTCGGCAAACTCACATCTGATCTTGGCTCAAGCGAGGATGCGTTCGTATCACTTACCCCAATCGTGAATGTGGCTGCGGATGTCCTCAACTGGCTTGCAGACGTGATCTCAGATGTCGTATCGTGGTTTGCTAAGCATCCAAAAATCACGAGGTTTGCCATTGCCATAGCTGCGGCAATAGCTCTGATTTCCGCCCCGATCCTTGCAGTAATAGCAGCGTTGGCTCTGCTTGCGACAGCATGGGATAAAGACTGGCTTGGGATCAAAACCTCCACCATCACAGTCACCGCCGCGATCAGCAAGGTCATCAGTGTAGCAATGGCAGCAATAGAGTTGGTTGTTAGTGCTGCAATGAAACTTATAAAAGGTGATTGGGAAGACGTATGGGATGCAATTAAGCCTTATCTTGTCCTTGCAATGGACGCGATAGAGTTAGCTATTGACATAGGGATGGCA